GCAGAATGGGTCTCGTTCTTCCAGCTCGATCCAAATACTTGGAACAACGTGGACTCCCGCAAGTCCACCCCCAACAACTTCGTCAACTGGGTGCGGATCATCGGGGCTTCCTACGGAGAAGCCGGCGTCCCGCGCATCAAACTCGTCCCAACCCCAAACACCGATGGGACACTCTTCGTTCTTGGCAAGAAGCAGTCCCAGATGCGCCAGTTCGGAGAATCCACGGCCATCTCCAACGACAGCGACTTCGAGCTGCGCGGAGTAGAGAACGCATTGATGGCCTACACCGAAGGCGATCTCCTCGAATACTCTCGCCAGTACGCGAAGGCGCAGGCCAAGTTCCAAGAGGGTGCTGCCCAGGTCTCCATCATGAAGGACATGGAGCGCGGCCAACAACAGCAGATCAGCCGCATCATCCCTGACAGCATCTACGACTACACCTTCCAAGACATCCTGTAATGCCATTCCAAGCATCAGAGGCTCTTGATGACCAACTGATCCTCGACGGGACCAGCGGGTTCAGCACCGGCGTCATCTCGGCCACCCGTCCAGATGCCATCCCTGCCACAAGCATGGAGTCGGCCATCAACATGGACTACGACGATTTCGGAAACATCGTCACACGCTTGGGAACAGTCTCGCTTGCCGGCAATCCCATCGTCGGAAACTGGGAGAACATTGTCGAAAACTGGGAAACGATCTCGTCTTCCTACGGATCAAACCTTCCCATCAACGCCACGGTTTTCTCCGGGTTCTACTTCGACACCGCAGCGTCCGAACGCCTCGTCATCGCGGTCAACGACACATCCACCAAGAGCCTGTACTGGGGATCCCCAACGACAGTCTACTCTCAGATCGCAGGATCGACCGTCAGCTCGTCCAGTAATTACGTCTATTTCGCCCAACTCAACGACAAGCTCTTCTATTCGGACGGAGTTGGGTCGCTGAAATACATCAGTTCCAGCAACGTCAATTCATCGATCACAGCAGGCAAAGTCAGCCGCATCGATGTCATCAACCAAGGGAGTAATGTTGGCAGTGTTCCAACCGTCACAATCGCTCCGCCTCCCAGCGGAACCACCGCAACCGCCGAGGCTATCGTTGCCAATGACGGCAATATCGTAGCGATCAACATCACCAATCCCGGCAGTGGGTACACCACAGCTCCTTCGGTCAGCATTGCTGGCCCCGGCGGTGCCCACGCAGTCGCCTACGTCTCGCTCACGCCACCGTCAAAGCCCATCTACCTCATCAGCCATTCCAACAGGCTTTGGGCCGCAAGCGCAGATACGACCACGCCGCCAGACACCCTCTACTTCTCGGACATCCTCGACGGTGAATCATGGGATCCACTCGGATCCATCCGCATCGGAGGCGATGGCGACCCCATCAAGGGCCTCTACTCTTGGTTCGGGTTCCGACTCCTCGTGTTCAAGGAACGGTCAATCTGGACCGTGGACGCAGACCCAAACCAAGACCCAGCCGATTGGCAGGTCACACTCGTCAGCGGCAACATCGGATGCTCGTCGCACCGATCCATCGCCGCCGTCGGACCAGATGTCTTCTTCCTGTCTCGTGACGGCATCCGTTCGCTCCAGCAAATCCAAGCCGGCACACAGACCAGCGTCGGCCTCGCCCTCTCGTCGCCCATCAACGACCTGATCAGCCGTATCAACAAGACCAAGCTCGATCTCTGCGACGGAACATTCTGGAACAACCGCTACCTGCTGGCCGTTCCGTTCGTCCAAGAAGACCCGTACATTCTGGGAACCGAAAACGAGAGCGCACTGCTCACCGAGAACTCCGTCCAAGTATCTCTCGAAGGCGCACTCAACGAGAACAACGCCGTCATCGTCTACCACTCGCTGGCCCGCTCTTGGCTCGGTTACTGGGACAACTGGATCGTCAACGACTTCATCCCAACTTCATTCTCGGAGTTCGGTCCAGTACTCATGTTCGCAGGCGACATCATCTCCGTGTCGGCAGCATCCGGCCAGGTCTGGTCCTTCAACGATTACCTGCCAAACACCCGGCTCTCACCGGTCGCCACGTCCGCATACCTCGACGGCGGTGCAACCTACGAGTCGAGCGTCATCACCAAGGCGTACAACCTCAACGAGCCGATCCCCGACAAGATCGGGTACAGCGTCCAGCTCGCGTTCGACAACCCGTACACCACGCAGAATGTTCCGGTGAGCGTCTCCTACGCCAAGGACATGAGCGGGACATTCTCGACCATCGATCCAGCCTTGAACATCACGGCTTCGCAGAAGTTCCTCAAAGCCTACAACCTGATCAGCAAGGGCCGCTGGAACACCATCCAATTCAAGGTGAACACCAACTCGGGCGGAAGACTTTGCCTACAGTCCACCATCCTGTCAGGTTTCGTTGATTCCGTTCGACCCCAACAGTGAGTATGTTTCCAAATGTTAGATTGATAAGAACACCGGATGAACACAATCGTGTTGTTGAATCCGCGAGACAAGACAACCATGAGGTGTTTTATCCGACACATTTGGTTGAAAAGGACAACGTAATTGTTGGTGCTGCATCTGTTGCAAACATACCGATGCTAATAGCTTGGAACCACAGTAAGCTGGTTTCGGCAAGAGACAGCGTTCATCTAAAAATGGTTTGCGACTCAATTATGGAAACAAAAGGTTTTCCAAAATACTTGATAGCATGCAACGAAAGCAGCCCTTACAGCACATACATGAAAAAACTTGGTTGTAAGTTGTTTTGGAAAACCGAATTGTTTGAAGGAGGGGTATGAACATTGAAATAAACATAGCTAGTGTTCTCGCTCACAGCGTAATGCTGTTTGCGAAGCGTGACTGGGAAAAGGAATACCCTGTGATTCCATGGGGAGAGCCGCAGATGTGTTTTCCTAGCGCGCCAAGAACTCCCGATCTTGGTGCCGCCAACCGAGAAGCGGTGATGGCGCAGGCGCAGACTTTTCCAATACTTCGGATGATTGAGGCCGCTTCCCGAACAGGGGCAGAGGTTGAATACCCTATCTATGACAAAGAGGGGAAAGAGATTGGCACTAAGAAGGCTGATTTCAAAGGCATCTCAGACATTGATGTTACCCGCGAAACCGCTCGTGCCTTGGCGGCTCTTGCTCCTGAGCAGGCCGCAGCTCAGCTTGAAGCGGCAAGCAAATATGGAGTTGGATTCGCTCGGCAACGCCGAGCAGAGCTTGAAGCTCTTGATCCTACCAGGTACGGACTCTACGAGACGTTCCTCAAAGACATTCGCCAACGCCCCATCGCAGAGGATCAGATCGAAGCTCCTCGGTACGAGCAGGTCGGCACCGCGAACATTCCTCGGCCAGAAGACGTCGGTGAAGCGCAGCGGATCCGCTCCAATCTTGAGCGTCAGATCTCCGCTGGTTTGGCTCAGGCCGGAACCGTGGATCCCACACTCATCCGCGCTGCGGAGCAGGCTGTTCGAGCCCGTGGAACCGCCACCGGTTCTCCGTTGAGCAACATCCAAGCGTTCCGTGAGGCTCGTGCCGTCAGCGAGGCCATTGCCAACGCGGACATGCAGCGCAGGGCTCAGGCCATGAGCCTGCTTCAGTCTGGCCAGACGACCAGCGATGTCGCCAATCGGCAGGCGCAGGAGTCGTTCCAGAACATCCTCGCCGCTACTGGCCAACGGAATACCGCCCAGCAGCAGACCTTCGCGGGCCAGATGGCTTCGCAGCAGCAGCGTCAGGGCACCCAGCAGCAGAACATCGCCAACATCCAGTCTGCTCTCGGTCTCCAGCCGATTGTCTCGCAGGCCGCTCAGCTTGGTGGCTTACAACAAGGCGCATCTCCGTTTTCCACTCCTCAACTCATCCAAGGAATGCAACAGGCGGGTCCGGGTCAACTCATGCAAATAGGATCAAACTTTGCATTGCAAAACGCTCAAAACGCTTTGCAAGCATCGCTTGCGAGTTCTCCATTGGCCGTCTTCCAAGGAGTCACTGGAGGCATTTCAAATCTTGGAACCGCGTATCGAGGATTCAACAGTCCTTACGGGGGTTGATCTATGGCCGAATCGCTGGACAGCTACTTCTTGTTTCCCGAGGGTGGAGAGGCGTCCGAGCTTGGGTTCACCCCGAGCGCGGAAGTGCTTGGTCGATACCCCATCGATCTGTCCACGGGGTTGGCCACGTTGCAGCCTCCTCAGGATCAAGGGCCGGCGATCAGCGATCTGGAGCGAATTGCCTATGCCGCTCCGACTCCTCCGAGTATCGACTTCACTCCTCCTCCGGTTCTCGGGATGTTCCAGCCGCAGCAGCCGGTCACACCGGCAGCGGCTCCTCCGCGCGTTTCCTACGCCGCTCCCGCGCCCGCGAGGATCGACATGACGCCAATGCTCAACGCGGGCTTGGCGACCTTTCAGCAGCCCCAGGCTCCTGCTCCCACGCCTTCGCTGGCCAACCGAATGTCCTTCGCCGCGCCGTCGGCTGTCAGGGTTGAGCCAACGCCTGCTCCGACTCCGGTTTCTCAGCCGAAATCAAAGCCCAACACTTCGCAACCTCCTTCAACTGGAGAAGTGTACGCCAGAATTGGAGATCCACTTCCGGGTCAGCCAGGTGTTCGTGTTGGAGACCCAATCCCTCCTGACAGCGGAGGAAATGAATGGGTTTGGGATCTTACCAATCCAGAGCTTGGTTATTGGGTTCCTCCAAAACCAACTCCACCAGAACCACCCAAGGTAGACTATCTAACCCCGGAACAAGTCACCGAGACTGTTGGAACTCAGACTCCGACCACATCGACGCCAACCGTCACGCCGGGAACAAACACGCCTCCTCCTGGGACCGAGATCAAAGAGGAGCCAGATGAGTTCACAGCCCCTCGCGTCATCATTGATCCGATCAAGTACGATCCGGTTCCAGAGATCAACTTCCAGTTCACCGAGCCGGCTCCGGTCACGCCAATCAACAGGCAACCCGGTCGTCTGATCCCAACGCTCAAGCCCGTAGACATAGAGCTACCCATGCGTCGGGCGGTCGAACGGCTCGCTCCCGGCATCTTCCGAGACATCAACTACGATCCCGAGCTGATCCTCGAAGCCGCCATGCGGAGCCTCGGCCCGCGCTACGCAAAACAGTCGCTTCTCGAAGAACAACGGATGTTTGAAAGGATGAAGTAAATGGCTAC